TTCTAGTGTTTTTAATTCTTGTGTTTGTCGTGCATTTGGAAACCATGTAGCCTTTAATACATTATATCGCATCCAAGCTTGTTTCACTTTTGCTGTACCCTTACTAATTACATGCCAATATAATTTTGGGTCATGTTGAGTTTGATATCTTTCAAAGGAATTAATAAAATTTAAAACTGAGAAATATGTAGTGTTCTGACCAATGGCATTATACATACCACAAAGAATTAAATATATATCTTTGGATTCTAATAATTTTTTCAATCCTTTAACTTCATCCCCAACAAATGGAAAGGGGCTTTTATTTTTACCTGTATTTACATTATAAGGTTCAGAATTTAATTGTTCATATAACTCCATAAATTTAAGATGTAAATCCCTGGCATTATAATCTTCAAACTTTTTGTTTTCCATCAATATACGCTTTCAATTTTTCTTTTAAGTTCTGTCTTACTCTATAAGATGACTCACCTAAGTCATTTGTTATTTCTTCCATCGTAAGTCCATCCACACGACTAGCAATAAATGCTTTTTCTTTTTCTGTGAATGTATCATTATTATCAGATAATATGTCATCTAGCAAGAGTAAATTAGAAAAATCTTCGGCGTTTGGGTCTTGTAAAGCTTTCTGTAGTTCATTCGGATTCTGTTCATCATCAGTAACCGAAATAAATGTTTTATCAAAGCTGAGTACTTCTGGGAGTTTATTAGCTTTATTAATTAATGTTATCAAAGTATTTATCATTCCTCGATGAACATAAGTGTGAAAACTAGCTGTGCTTTTGCTACTATCGTATTTTTCAGCACACCTCATTAATACCATTCTTAATTCTTGTATTAAGTCATCTTTATCCATGCCATTAACATAATATTTATTAACAAGCCCTTGAATTTTAGGTTCCCATTTTGTTATTAAACTATCATCTATATGTATTGTCATGTAGCCCAACTAAGTGTTTTATCTTTTCTACCTTTTTGCACACATTCAGCAGAACAGTATATGTCGCTAAATCCTTTGCGATAGCCTTGCATAACTGCACTTCTATCTCTTTTAAATTTTATCCTACAAAAAGCACATGTAAGTTCTATTTTGTAATACTCATAGCTACATCTGCCCTTATGTACTTTACGAGTAGATTCTTTTTTGCATACCTCACAAAGTCTGATTTTCTTGGGTCTGGGTGGATTGGGGAAATCTTCTTTTTTTAATAATCTATGTATATATTGTCTACTACAACCTACTTTTTCAGCTATCTCTGCGTTAGACATTAGAGGATTGTTTTTTCTAAGTTTTATTATTTTAGGTTTAAGTTTGTTCATTAAAACGAATCAACGGATGCGTTTGCTCTTTCAAAACTTTCAACTTTCTTTTTTATTAAACGGTTCAAATTTGCCTTTAATAAACTTTCAAAAGTGTTCGTTTCTGACACAGTTCCTATACCTGTTAAGTGTATTCCTGCAGCTTCCATGCGTGCCCATTGTGCATCTGTAAATGATAATGTAATATCAGGCATCTAAATTCTCCTTTAGTTCAGTTATTTCGTTTTTTAATTTTTTAAGTTCAGCAATTAGTGCTACAGAAAGTAAATCATATCGCACTGCTTCAATCTCTCCCTCAACATTAAGTGTTGTAAATTCAGGTAAAATTTCTGCTACCTCTTCGGCAATTAATCCTACATCTGACTTATCATTTGCCTTCCACACAAAATCTTTTGGTTGTAAGTCATATATTCTTTCTGTAGGAACTAATGTTGTATCTTTTATATCTTTTTTATATCTTTTAGAGGATGATTTACTTCTAACTAAATTAAATCCTACACTGGTATCAACAATTAAATCTGTCCCTGTATTTGCTGATAAAGTATCTAAAATCATACCTCCACTATAAAGTCTCATTCTATTAGAGTTACCACTACTACCATCATCTGTGTTAAATTGAATTACTCGACTAGCACCTGACCCAGTAGCTTGTATAAAATTATTACCTGAGCTTAATCCAGCACCCCCAAACACAATACCATTAGTAATGTAAAAATAACCATTGTCATCAATAGTTGCTTCAAAAGTTCCGTTTGATGCAAAACCAATAGAACCATCACTATTGTGGTATATACCTGTATTAGTATCTCCATCAAAAGCAAGAACGGGAGCATTTAAAGAACCACTTCCATATCCTAGTCCTACGTATGGTGCTTCAGTTGTAACTGACCTTCCAATATGATTGATTCCTGATGCCCACTCATAATAAGCTTCTCCGTTTGTATTTAAAGTAGCAAAACCATAAGCTATTATTAATTTACTTGCTTTATCTTTAACTTGACTTTCGTAAGTGCTGTCTTGAACCCAATTTAATCTAACGCTTCCAGATGAATTACCTAAATCAACAAAACAAACATGGAATGCATCAGGAAAACCATCAGGTCCACCACCATCGGTAGAATTTCTTCCTTCTGAATCACGGTCATCAGTAGTATTAAATAATTGAGCACCTGATGAACCTGCTTGTTGATTATTTTCATTGTCTAAAATATATCCATCTATACTATTACCAGGAAGAATTATATATTCCTCACCTTTATATTTTAAAAGACCTTCTTCCCAATGAAGAGAACTATTTAAATTTTCAATTGAACTACCTGTACCACCACCTGTAGCTGGTCTTAATGTACCTGCTCTGAAATTAACATCTATAGTAGGTGGTTCGTGTTCAACAATCTCATCTTCTGCCGTAGAGTAAGCTGATACTTCTGTATTTTGAGCAATCTTTGCAAAAGCTGTTTGTC